ATTGCTGGTAGCGGTATAAGCCACCTAGTTAAATTGCGACCCACATCTACGGCTCGTCAATTTCTATCCATTGCTCATTTTCTTCAAACCATTGATAGTTGCCCTCAGGTCGTGGTGTTGGTGCTTGCCAATCATGGTTGCTGTCAAGAATCCACGAAGGAAATGGTCGTTGAGGAATAAATACATCAGCATCTGCATCGTATTTATAGCCGATACCTGCGTATTGTTTTCTAAAATTATGATTGTAACTTGTTTGTTTCCAAACACCTTCAAGTTTTAATACATCAGCAATAAATGTGCAGCCAGCAATTTCTGTATCAGGAAAACTTGATGTTGGTTCACCGCAAACATCGTTGCTTAAAACAATAACTTGGGTTACTAAATTATTTTCTATTTTTGCAAAATGTGCCATTAGAGACTCGCCCACGCAATCGTTCCGCTTGCATTAAAAGTATAGATTTTATATCCACCTGATGTAACTTGAGTGCCAACAGTCAGAGTGCTTGCGCTTGCAACAGAGTCCAAAGTTCTAATAATTACAACACCGCTTCCGCCATTACCACCAGCAGCGTGACCGCCACCGCCACCGCCACCACCTTTGTTGGCTGTTGCTGTTGCGCCATTACCTGTTTTTAGTCCACCATTGCCGCCGCCATCAGTCGCTGTTCCAGGAGTAATACCACCGCCGCCACCGCCACCAGCCCGACCTGTTGAAGTAAGATTTATAGAACTAGATACACCCGAACCACCATTGCCACCAACAGTTCCACCACTTGCAGGACCAGCAACCGAACCTGCACCACCGCCACCACCACCAGCATTGCCACCACCGTTACCACCAGTTCCAGCAAAACCTTGACCAGCAGTTCCACTACCACCAGTTGAAGAAGTTGGGTATCCGCCGCCACCACCCGAACCACCATTGCCACCGTTGGCGCTACCAGAACCACCATAACCGCCACCGCTTGCAACCATCAAACCAAAAACTGAATTATTACCAACCGTTCCGTTTATATAGTTAGAAGCACCACCACCAGCACCGCCACCACCAATCGTAACCGTGTAAGTAACACCAGTAGCAATAGATGTGAAAGCAGTACTAGTTAATGCAACTGTGCCACCACCAGAGTTTTCGCCAACGACTGTGCTCAGATATCCGCCAGCACCACCACCACCAACATTTGCACCATCGCCTCCAGCACCACCACCGCCACCGCCACCTGCAATAACGATTGCTTCCATATTCGCTGCTGAACCAGCAGCAGCAGCCTTACCCCAATTAGCGAGCGTAGGTTGCTGTATTAGTGTGCGCTGTGCGTACCTAGTCACAACTAAGCAATTCTATTTACGAAACCGAACAGTTCAATCTTGTTTGCCGTACCAGCAAACGCTGTCACGTTAACAGAACCAGTCAAGATTAAACCAGCACAAACAAGAACAAGACCTGAAGGTGTTGCTGCAATCGACTGCTGAATCAAGTCCGAAGTTGTAGTTACACCACCAAACTCAACAGTCAAAGTAACTGCCGAAGAATGAATGTTCGCTGCATACAACCACAACTCGTCCAAAGCGGTTGCGTGAGCAGCATGAATTGTTGTACCAAGAGTTGCTGTTGCAGCAACGGCAATACCTCGACCGTTCGTGCTACCTGAAAGTTTTACCTTTGTAAATGTTGCCATGTGTTATCTCCTAAGTGTTTGGTTAAATCGTTACATTAAAAAGCGGACATTATGATTTCTTGTTCAACCGTATCTACACGCTCAAACACCATTAACTCCAAAAACTCATCAAAATCGTCAGTATCAAAAGTCAACAAATCTACAGCTGCTGGGTAAACATCAACAAAGTAGCTGTTCATAAGGTCGCCCAAAGTGTTACCTACGGCGCCCTCACCCTGAAAGAACTCGTACTGTAGAGTGCCCCGGTACTCTAAACCTACTTCCGACCAGAAGGCGTACAGCAAGTCCCCAAGGGTCGCACCCGCTTGCGGGTAAGCGACCGTCAACGCCTCATACATCGCATCATTCGTTGTAGTCACTACACCACCTTAAAATTACGTCGCGACTTCTCATGAGCAGCAATCTGCCCAATAAGTTCATCGAGTTCAACATCGGACAACTCCGTTGCCTTCTTATTAGATTGAACCGTTACCGTAGGTGGCAACATACGGTTCGTAGCCTGTAGATACAGTTGAGCCGATTTGGTGTCACCCTCTAGGGCTTTGTTGTAAAGTGTGTCCAGAAGCTTTTGTGTACGTTCTGGTGAACCCTGGATGTCGTCCACACGCTTCTTCCATTCGTTAACAAAAACATCTTTTTTCTGCCAACGCCGTAACGTTGTTTCATCCATGCCATGCTCAATGGCGTATCTAGCTTTGGAAGCTGGCACCCGCTCCGATGGAGCGGTGCACAGCCAGTCCAAATAGTTTTGTTGTTGAACCGTTAAAGTTAGTTCTTCCGAGTTTGCCATCAATGTGTAAGCCACTTCGTTACGCATGTAACGCTTGGGGGGGACTATAGGGGGGGAAACGAAAACACCACGTTTCCCGTTTCTGTCAATCGACAACGCCTTAAGCGTTGGCGATTGAGACGTACACAAGTCAAGGTTTAAGGAGCACTATGCCATACAACTACCGTCAACTTGATAGCCACGCTTCGGCAACGCCGAAGTCGGGAACAAGCACATCAACTTACCCACCAAAGGTAAAAGGCAAAAGCTCTAAGGTTAAGAACCCAAAGGCAATGGTTAAAAAGTACAAGTAATGGCGAAGACTGCCGCATGGCAACGCAAAGAAGGCAAGGACCCAAAGGGTGGGCTAAACCGCAAAGGTATAGCTTCTTATCGTGCCCAGAACCCTGGTTCAAAGTTGTCAATGGCGGTCACAACAAAACCAAGCAAATTAAAGCCAGGCTCGAAAGCTGCCAAGCGGCGCAAATCGTTTTGCGCACGAATGGGTGGCATGCCAGGCCCAATGAAAAAACCAAACGGCAAACCAACCCGTAAAGCCTTAGCGCTTAAGAAATGGAATTGCTAATGGCCGGCAAAAAACCAGCCAAACGAAGCGCCAGCACAATAGTAATTCCCAAAGAAGATTACGGCAAGCCAACACTTTATGTTGGCTTAACCCCAGACGCAAACCACGTATGCCCAGAATGCGGCAAAAAAACTAAAAGAGCCATAATTCGAGAATACAAAGGTGTTCTTTTGTGTAGTAAACATTGTGTAATAAAAATAAAACGCAAAGAACTAAAACCCGAAACCGTATAATAATTTATTAAGGTACCCTTTTGGCTTGATAGGGCCGCCACGGGGTATAAACCAAGGTTTTAAAAAATGGTCTGTACGGCTACGCGACGAAACCATCTATATGAAAGTCGGCCGGCAGGGGGGGCGTGCCCCGGGGGGTCTGCTGTGTGCGCAAATGGCGCAGTTATTGGCGTTTGGCGCAATGTCGGCACAGAGCCAGTTTCCATATGTGAATCATCAGCGCTGGCAACGAGCAACGGTTCGTCGTTGCCACGCTACAGACCTATACGGTTGGTTGAGAGACATCTCTCAAGCGAGATAATCGCTAGCCAGTCGTGTGCTTGTAGCGCACCTCGTTAATGATTCGTCGGCGCCGAGCCGAACTCGGCAAACACAAACAAACAAATGAGAGATATCTCTCAAGAAAGCAGATAACAAATGAAACACAAACTCAAGCGACTTGTTGCTTTGGCGCAAGTGGCACGCAAGACCAACACAGAAGCACGCAAGAGCCGTTGGCTCTTGGGTAAAGAAGTGGCGCGTCTTACCGTTGCTACTAAGACCAAGCCAGCAATGATGACCATAGCAGAAATTGCTAAGGAAACCACATCAACGCGAGCACAAGCACGCACCCAAGAGAAATTCTTGAGTGAAGCCAAGTTGTTCTTCTTCCGTTACAAGACGGTTGAGAAAGCAATCAAAGGCACAGTCGCAAAACCAAAAGCAAAGGCAACAAAGCCAAAGCCACGCAAGTCACAACGCGCAAAGAAAGCGCTCGTTGCTGTTCTTGATTTGTCTGAAGCAGAGTTCCTCTATGTTATTGAGAGTTACTACGCCTAATAATTTCGTTTGACAACGAAACATCAGAGTGCCGTTGCGCTCTGGTGTCCACGCGAAGCGTGCTGACGAGTTGTCAGAACATGAAGGAGCAATAATAATGTCAGAATCTATTGAACGGTTCTTCATTAACACTATGTTGGGTTATCAGCCCGACGAAGTGTTATACGAACAAAACAATTATGACGGGTTTCCACTTGGTCATACTTCGTTGCGCTATTTCAAGTTTGACCTTGATGGCGATATTGTTCGTGTTCGCGCTCACAAACAACAAAACGGTGATTGGACAATCACCGAAGTTGGTGTTAATGGTGAGTGGTTCGGAGAAGGTAGCAATGGTGTTGAGCAAGTATTTGTTGGTTACACCTTGTCTTAATGACAAGTTCTTGATGACAAACGCCAAGTCATAAGCACTTCCCCTGCTTGTGGCTTGTCGAGTATTATCAAGGTGGTAATACTGAATACCAAACAGAAAGAAAAACAATGACAAAACAATACACATTGGCTGATGCTCTTATGGATATCGTCTGGGATATGGGCGAAGAAGACCGTTTAGCAAAAGAGCCACAGGTGCGCAAGAGTTACGCAATGCCATTGACTCAGACTTGCTTATCAGCAAGTCAAGCCAATAAGTTGCGCGCGATTTTCGCCGCCTAATAATTCGTCTGACAACGAAACCCCGATGATGGGGTCTGCGCGAAGCGCACCGATGAGATTGTCGGAAACACAAACAGGGAGAATGAAATGCAATTAGAAAGAACATCAACATACCACAACAACTTCAATGGCATTGTTCGTGATGCTCGTTTGGATACATACGAGCAACAGGTTAATGCGTTGGCGATTGTTATGGATAATGACTATGAGTTAGCACAAGAAATTGTTGCTATGCGTCAAGTCTCAAATGTTGAATATGCGAAGACATACTTCAATCGTGAGATGATGGCTGTCTCTGCTTAGTTAATTCGAATGCGTTGAGAGTTCACAAGTTTCTATGTAGAAACTTGTGGACTCAATTACCCATTCGGGTAGATATACAAACACAAACAGAAAGAACAACAATGAAACAACATAGAGACACAACAATCACACCAACATCAGCACGACGATTGGCTCAGCCCAAGAATGCTCGTGGCAAGCGTTCACCAATGTGGCGTGATACTGCTCGTGTGAACGAGTGGTGTGGTTGGAGAATGATGTGCGAGTCAGTCAAGATTGGAGAAACAAAATGAAAAGAGCAACGCAAGCAGAGTTTGATTCACTCAAAAACAACTTCAACGAAGTTCGTTCGTTGTGTGATTCGTTGATGAAAGAAGTATCAGAGTTACAATTCATTATCGCAATGTTGAATGGCAAAATTAAAAGTCAATCAGAAGGAGAAACAAAATGAATGACGAATACTCAATAGAACAACGCCACCAATTAGCGTCGTTGTTACTCGCATTAAAGAAAGACATCAACGCTGTCATTGACGGACTATTAACCAACAATGCTCAAGACCACGAAGTGATGTTGCTTTGTGAACAGTTGTTGGCATTTCCAGAATCAACTTACGCAATTAGAAAACTAACGCTCGAAAATATAACACTCAATCAAAATATATTTTGGCAAGAGTCGGCAGACGAATACAACAACCGAAACAGAATCTCGTGAGTGTCTGTATCACACAGGGCAACTTGTGTGATGCGATATACTCATCAGAGTAGAAACTGATAGACATCTATCAGTTCACAAACACAAACAAGGAGAATACAAATGCCAAATGATATAGACGACGACAATCTCGTTGATTGCGACAGTTGTGGCGACACAATTGACGCTGACGACATTGTCAATGACGATGGTGACAACATCTGTCAAGCGTGTTACGACACTCGTGAAGAAGAACGCAGTCAATATGAAGATGAGCGTTCAGAGTTCATCAACGACCACGACTACAAGCCACAGCCGTTGTTTCACAACGACAATGGTAAGCGCAGTCGTGAGCCTGCTCTCGTCAATACATTCCCTAAGCCGTATGTCGGCATAGAGATAGAAGTAGAAAGCACTCGTGGTGCCGACCTTGACGAGTATGCCGAGATGGTTTTCAACAACTGTCACGGTCTTGTCTATAACAAGACCGATGGTTCAATCAACCACGGCTTCGAAATGGTTACGCATCCAATGACACTTGGTTACGCACAAAATCATCTTGATGGTTTGTGGACTTCCTTTGCGTCATTACGCAGAGCAGGATTCCGTGCGTGGCAGACGAGCACTTGTGGACTACACATTCACATCTCTCGCAATTCGTTCTTAGATGAGAAGCATCAACAGAAGTTCTTACACTTCATCTACGGACCTGCCAAGGAACAAATCAAGAAGTTCGCTGGTCGTGATTCGCATTGGTCTAAGTTTGACAAGGACGCGTTCTGTTCGTCACGCAATGACTACGGCAACGACGAAGGTGAACTGCCATCGCTTATGGAGATTGTTAAGGGTCGTCGCAAAGACGGTTCTACACTCAGTCCCCAAGCGTCAGAGCGTTATCTCGCAGTCAATCGCAACAATCGTCATACGCTAGAACTTCGGTTCTTCCGTCCGTCGCTTCGTCCCGACACTGTGCTTGCTTGTATTGAGTTCACATATTGCTTGTGGGCTTACACCGAGCAGGTAACTGCTAATCAGGCGCTCAAGCATGGCGCACTCACGGACTTTGAGCAGTTCGCAATCTATGCTCGCAAGAACCGTGCTACTTATCCAAAGTTCGTAGCGCATCTTGCGCGTCGTGGTGTATCGCCAGACCCCGACATCACAGACACAACAGTTGAAGGCGAAGAATGATTCGTAAGACGGTCTTACGAATTTACACACACACAAGGAGGCACATTAAATGTGTTTATTAACTTTCATGCCCGACACCGTCACGCTCAGTTACGAGCGTGCTCGCAAGTCGGCAACAAATAATCCCGATGGGTTTGGCTTTGCCATTCACACGGGCAAGACAATACTCACCGACCACGACATGAACTTCGAGAAGTTGTGGGACAGATTTGACAAGGCACGCAAGGTTCAGCCAGGTCCGGCTCTGTTTCACTTTCGTATCGCAACTCACGGCGAGATTGACACATCTAACTGTCACCCGTTCTATGTTGGTGACAGAACAGATTCAGTCGTAGCACACAACGGCATGTTGCCGATTGCTGTGCCACACGGCGAGCATCGTTCAGATACTCGCTTGTTCGCAGAGTTAGTGCTACCGAGTTGTGGTGGCGTTCCAAGGCTTGACGACCCTGAGTTCTTCAAAGAACTTAGTGAGTGGTCTACGGGTAGCAAGTTAGTTGTTCTAACTACCGACCCCGAAGCCAAGTATGACGCTTACATCGTCAATGAGAAAGCAGGTCATTGGGACGCAGGCGTGTGGTGGTCCAACAGTTCGTATCAGCCATACACATACAAGCCATTCACTCACATGTATGGTCCTTACTCAAGTTATTCATCAGCACCTAAATCAACTACAGCAGTTAACTTTGACTACGATTATGACGACCCCTACGATTATGTAGGTGACGACTTTGACGAGCCAGGGTCTGCTAGTGCTAATGAAGTAATACAGGCTATTGCCGAGGAGTTGTATCCCGACCCTAGAGTGCTTGCTCAAATAGGAGTATTCACAGAGTTTGTTGGCTATGACCACGCAATAGTAACTTGTTACCAATGTAGTTCGGTCTACATGGTTGACCCATTAGAACCATCACCGACTCACTGTAGTCATTGTGATGCTTGTCTTGCTTGTTCGTGTCAAGACAACAGTTGTTCTTGTTGGGTTGGTTACGAATACGGACAATCCTTTACACCATCATTTGATGTAGAGCCAAACACAAATAACAGACAGGAGAAATTGGAATGGTAAAACTAAATCATAAGCGTCGCAAAAAAATGCGACGCAAAATACAACGCCGTGATGTCGGCTGGGAGTCAGTTCTAGTTGAGTTGACTCTTTATGAAATGAAAAATCCAAAACAAAAACAGAAAGCAGGTAAGAAATGAGAATTACATCTAGAGGTCAAGTAATGTTTGAGGTGGACGCAGAAACCAATTCAGCGATGGCTATCTTGGTGCGAGAAATAGTTGGAGAAATGCTTACAGCAAATGTCCAATCGTTGCTCATCGACGGAATCACCACAAAGATTATGGAGGAATGGTCATCAGATTCGTTAGCAGAGCGTGTGGCTAGATATATCCCTGTGCCAGACATGGTGGACTATCTCAGGCGCGACTTAATCTCTCACATGCTTTCAGATGAGCGCTTCAATGCTCGTTTGATGCGCACTATCGGTGATGCCACAGTCGGTGTTACCAACGAAGCAGTAGAACGAGTTACAGCAATAATCCAAGCACAAACAACAACAAACGGTGATGTTTAATCACAAGGAGAAATAAAATGAAAACAGCAACAGAAAAATTAGCAATTATGGCAGAAGCACAACTTGATTCCATTCACGATGACCACAAGGAAAGTTACAACCTTCCCCATGCGTCATTGTGGGTGCTCAATGATTCAGGCAACATGGTTTGTCGTCAGACTCACCCTGATGTTTATGAGTTGTTGTCAGACGATTACGCAGTCAAGATGATTGAAGGTTACGATTTCTTCGCAATCTTGACCTGTGGTTGGGCAGCACCATTGTCGGACGGCGATGATGTTGTTCCATCTAAATCCAAGAATCGTCGTCGTGTTCGTCTAATGGTTGGCGCAGACTACAACGGTGTAGCCAGCGTTCTACGATTCGAAGATACACCTGACGAGATAGTTTGCGATTCCGGACAAGCACGGGGCAGTTTAGCCGATGCCGTTGTGTGCTTGTTCAAAGATAAACAAATAGCAGAAACAAAAAAATCAAACATGATGGGAGAAAACAACAATGAGTAACGACACAGAAATTACAAAATTCATAAACGAGTTTGCTAAGCACGGCGTCTTGTTCACACAAGACGAAGTAGAAGCCGTGTTCTTTTGGCATACTAAAAAAATACACAACTTGATTGGAGAACTCACTGATGAGAACGGCAACTAAAGGAGACATCTTTGGAATCATCGACTATTTACATAATGGACTTGGTGATTACATTAACAATCCGGGTGGTCGTCCTTATGACGACGATGAAATAATCAACATCAACGAATGGGTTGAACGCTGTTGCGTTTGGCTCAATCAACAAATAAAGGAGATGCCATGACATTGAACTATATTGAGAATCCGAACATAAAAGGACACAGAATTAAAAAATTAATACAAACCATCATTGAAGAAGGTCATCCAGGCAAATGGGTGGTGGTTGATGCTACGGAAAGCAAAACACAAAAAGAATACGGCAATATACATCACAAATTTTATCAATATCGAAACAGATACAAAAACATGGAATGGGCCGTTCATCATGGCGAAAACAATTATTCAATTATCTGTAAAGAAAAGGAGATGACATGAGCGAGCCAGAAGCCAAAATGAAATATGACAAATCAAAACATGATTGGGCAATGCAAGTATCCGTTAGATTTACGGACAAAGATGTGCGTGATGCTATGTCACACCTAAAAGGTGTGACCGCATGTATCGCATTAGAAAGCATTGACTCATTACTTCAATCATATGTTTACGAAGCCGGTTGCGAAATAATATCGCAACTTCTTCGTGACGAGGGTTGGGATATTGGTGGTAAATCATTCATAGAGATAGGAGGTTGGTAATATGACTTGGTTAGACTTAAAGAATGCTAAAAGCGAAGAAATCGCTAAAGAGTTAGACCCACTATACAAATACGCAAACTGTGTAGATTGTCCTACGGATTGGTTCTTCCCACCCGACAGGCGTGGTGGTAAGCATGTAGCCAATCCAGGGTCAGACCTATTCAATGCGTTCACAACTTGTAATGGATGCAAAGTGAAAGAAGAATGTTTTAACTTTGCTAAGAAACATGGTTGTGTTGGTGTGTGGGGTGGCAGATTGTTCACACATAGAAAAATATCTAAAGTACAAATAACGGAGACATAGACATGAACCTAGAACCAACATTGGAAGTCCAACTCACGCTCACACAATTGCGTGTAGTTGTAAAGTCTTTGTCAATAGGCACAGACCAGCTAGCAAAAAAGATTCAACGACAAGGGAACAACAGCAGAGCCGATTTGGCTTACGCTGAGTTCCAAGCGTTGTTGGATGCCAAACAAGAGATGGAATCTGTATTAAATGCAGGTCTGTCGGGAGGGAATCCAGAATGGTAAGGCGAATATTAATAATATTTAGTTTTTGGGTGTTGGGTTTGTTTACTTTGATGATTATCTCATCAAAGCCATCAGACTTTAGGAACTCTGTTCCTCGACCCCCAAACGAGTCAGTAGAAGAATCGGTTCAAGTAACCCCCGTTAAGCACGATGACCCAGTTGTGTTGCCCCACAACATGCTGTGTCCTCAGTGGGCTCAGATAGCAATAGATGTGGGTTGGCGTGAAGAAGATTTGCCAATGCTTGACTACATCATTCATCGCGAGTCCAGGTGCTTTACGGCGTCTTACTCAAACACAGACCCCAATGGGGGCTCGTATGGGCTCACACAGGTCAATGGATACTGGTGTAATTCCTCACAATGGTATCCACAGGGATACTTACAGGTTTTCGAGGTGTTGGAGCAGTGTGGCGACCTGCTTCACCCACGAACCAACCTGCTGTCAGCCCGTCTGATATGGCTGTATTCCGACAGAGAATACGGTGATGGGTGGCTTCCATGGCAGACGTAGTGTGGGGAATAGGTGTTGAGCCCAAATGCTTGACAGACCGTACTCAGATGTGCTTTTATATAATCCCCCGCCAGGGGGCACAAGGTGATAGGCAAGTTGCAAGCCAAGGCGATAGACAAGTTGCACGCCAACCGAAGGGTCGGCGTGCTAAAGTAACAACACAAACCAAGGAGGGGAATAATGAGAATTGATGAAGAAGCCAAGATTGTGTATGTAAGACAATCGTGGTTGAAAGACATGCTGTTGTGTCCGGAACGGTCACGCTTAAGTGTTGTTCAACCTGAGTTCAAAACCACGAACGACAGCGCCGCAATCGGCACTGCCGTTCATGCTGGTATAGAAGCCGTGTTAAACGATAGTTGTTCACCAACAGATGCTCATGTGCTTTCTCTTGCGCGATTTGCAGAGATGGAAGCAGAAGGCATCAGGCACACCAACGTAGAACCGAGCACATGGCATCGTCATGTGGTCGGACTAACTAATGCGTGGGTAAAAGATATTTACCCATACGTTACTCTCGGTGGTCAGTCAGAAGTAAAGTTCGTTGCCCCAACAGGTTCATCTGTGAACGGCTACCAACTTTGGTTCGAAGGCACGATGGACTATGTGACCGAGAATGGTATTTGGGATTGGAAAACTTCAGCGAGAAAGTATTCATCGTTGGAGAAACAAACTCAAGACGTGCAATCTTCTATCTACACTTACGCTGGACAAACACTTGGGTTTATCAAGTCAGAGAAGGCGTCGTTTAACTTTGGCGTAATGGTTCGCACAAACGAACCATACGGTCAGATACTTTCTGTGAGCCGAACTAAAGCTCACGGGGATTTCGTTATCAAGCAAGCCATGTCGGCAGTTGCCTACGGGTTTGCAATGACTAACGGAACAGGAATACCAACGGATAATCGTTGGCTAATAAATGACCAACACTACTTGTGCTCAGAGCGCTGGTGTCCGTGGTGGTCAGTATGTAAAGGTGCTAGTATAAGTGAACCCGACAATCAACTGGAGGTTGAGTAATGGATACCGATAAAAAAATAATCACACAGGTTGCTGCGAAGATTGCATCAGACTTGGTAAACAAAGAAGCAGATACCGAAGCGAAGTTAGGCGAGTTCGTTGTTTTGTTTGAGAGCATTCGTGGCATCATGTTTGATGTTGTGGACGCAGGACAACCACAAGCCGCAATTTACGAAATGGCAAAGAAAACTTTTAATGCAACGGAAACAAGCACAAGTGGTTCCCCTTCCACTACTACTGGTCCGTTGCAGATTGTTGGACAGCAACATGGCGACCTACCCGACTGGCTCATCAAAGCGTGCAAGCGTGATGGTGTAACCAAGGTGTACGACAACCGTGATGGACTGTCAGTAAATCCGAAGCGTCCATGGTTCAGAGCCGTTGAAGGCGAAAAAGCCTACTGGGCACCGAAGACACGAGGCTAAATGAAACTCACCGCAGACCAAATATCTGCGGGCTGGGACATGGTGGGGAAGCAGTCAGAACCTGACTCCCCACCAGTAAGTCCCCCAACCGAATACAGGATGTATGAGCCGCTTTCCGAAGCGGCTCATTCTTTTGTGCGGTGGGCACAAAGTCCGCAAGAGAGAATTCATTTAGGGTTGCCACAGATAGACGCTGAGATGCGTGGCATTGCCGCAGGTGAGATGTCAATGATGATTGGGTATGCGCACGGTGGTAAAACACTACTGCTGTTGCATTCCCTGTTAGAGAATCGTGACAAACACATTGCGATGTTTATTCCAGACGAACCCCGTCAGTTAATCCTGACCAAACTTACGTGCATGTATCACAACATAGACGCTCGAGAATTAGAGCGCCTAGTTGCGATGGATGACCACGATGCAATTGACCTGCTTAGGCAGACCGCGGAAGAAAACTTTCCGAACCTTGCGGTGTTTGACCAACCACTTACTGCTCTAGACATGGAGCGTGCATACAACGAAGTGTGCGATGTGTGGGGACAGATACCAGACCTGGTGGTCGTGGACTACCTCGACCTTGTGGAAGCAGGAGAAACAGTTCCTGACAAGGCAACGTTTGTGAAATCCTTTGGACGCAGGCACGACATTCCAATGCTTGTGCTACACCAAACTTCACGCTCGTCAGGTGCCGATGGCATGAAACTAACTATGTCGTCAGGTGCTTTCGGTGGTGAACAACAAGCAACATCGGTCATTGGTGTGCGTCGCAAGAAGTATTCCATCATGGCCGAGATGAATGAAATCATCAGCAAGTTGGACAAGACGCACTCAGAACGAGCAATGGAACGTTTGGATTCGCTTAGGTATGAAGCCAAGATTCACGAATACACCGTCACTGTAAGTTTGTTGAAGAATAAACGACCAGCCGGTCAACTCGTGGACGATATTGACTACGAGTTAGACCTACCTACAGGTAGGCTCTCACAGTTGGTCAATGGCGATTTGCCAAAACAGTATCTAAGGAGTTTTCATGAACGACAATTCTGAACTGCTCAGAGACTTCGCACAATTGTTTCAAGGTCGCACCGATGCTTACGGTTCTTGGGAAGGTGGCTGTGTCAAAGACTCAGTAACCCCATCTAGATACACGAAGCATTTGTGGGGGCAAGAATACATCGGCATCTATCCAATGCTCGACGACAGCACCGTGTGGTGGGGTTGTTCGGACATTGATGTGGACGACATAGACCAGGCTCGCAACATTCAGTTGGCTTTGAAGTTAAAAGTAATTGACAGTTGGGTAGAGAAGACGGTCAAGGGCTACCACGTGTGGATATTTGCCAAAGAGAAAGTTAGCGCACGAACAATGCGACGAGCCTTGCTCGCCGCACATTCGGCAGTTAAAGTTCCAGCAAAAGAAATCAACCCTAAACAAGAGGAAGCTTCGGGCTACGGCAACTATGTGAGGTTGCCTTACCCGAACGCTTTGTATGAACCAGCGTCGGTTCGTTTTATGTTGGACGGTTCAGACAGACCAATCAGTTTGGAAACTTTTGTTTGCGAAGCAATGAAGACCCGTGTTACACAACAACAACTAGAACCGCTGGCCGAGATGTATGTGCCTAGAGTGCCTGTTACTTTTTCAAATCTTTCATCGGCAATCCCTGTTGATGTAGTCAAGACAATGCTCACGCCCTACACGCTTAAGATGTTTCTTAACGGTCCACTACCTAATTCAGACCGCTCAGGAACTCTTGTGCGCCTCGCATACAGGCTTAGGTCTGATGGAGTGCCACCCGAATTGGCTTACGGGATAATCCGCACAGCCGACATGAACTGGGGTAAGTTCTACGACAGAGAAGATGGGGAGGCACACTTGACAAAGATTATTGCAGATGTGTACGGCGAATGAAGAAAACAAAGTTCTACAGCCAAATCATACACATGCGTCCCAAATCAAAAGACCGTCCACGCATGTCCAAAACTGGACATGCTTACACAACTAAAGCCACACGAGAATACGAAAAAGCGTTTGCCGCAGAATATAAAGGACCGTACTTTGCCGAAGGACCCCTTCGAGTAAAACTTATATTCAATATTCACAAAACAGTTGTGGTAATAGAACCGATAAAAGAACCATTGGAAAAAAGCGAACTAAGAGGAGACATTGACAACTACGCAAAGTCTGTCTTAGACGCATTGAATGGTGTAGCTTTCAAGGACGACAAACAAGTAATTATTTTAGAATTGGAGAAAACGTGAAAGAGTCCAGATGGGATATCCCTAAACCAAACTTTAAGAAAGACTTAGAGTTTGGCAAGCAGGGCGAAGACCAAGTTAGGGGTTTTCTTCAAGGCATTGTGAACGGTTCATTCGAGGTCAAGTCCGACCGGTATCGCAATGGCAGGATGGTTGTTGAGGTTGCCCAGAACCCACGCAAGCACGGCTGGAAGG